AAAAATGTGCATGCGAAAAAAGAAATATAAACTGGCATTGTTGATTGTTGATATAATTGACAATGTTATTGAGCGACCAGTTATTGGAAAGATCAAATTCTTGCACAAATTTAAATATATCGATAAAAAATTGGCAGATATTCGAGGTTTATTACTTTTTAATATTGTTTTGTCAAATGACAAAGATGTAATAAAAGATGTTGCGTCATTGTTAAAAAGAAAAAATGGATCGGTTAATATTAATATTGTGGATGATGAGGGACGGAATGCATTATTTTGGACCAACAGCTTGACTATTTTTAAATTATTGATTGAACATTCAGTTGATTACAAACAAATGAGAAAATCTCCTGAAATCTCCAAATACAATCAATTATTTAAGAAGAGAGGATTTAATCTAGCTGAACATCATGCAATATGTTTAAATTTGCCAATATTAAAATATCTGTTAGATACTTTCAAACCAAAAATACCAAATGAATTTGAAGAAATATTTAAGTTGGCTACAAAGAAAAAAGGAAATAAAAGTATTGAAAATATCAAAATTCAACAAAAGAAAATAAATCTGGTTTTGGGTACATTGGAATTTTACAGAAAAAATACATTCATCAAACGAGCCACTGATTCTGTGAAAAGTTTTGCAGTTGGTGTATCAATGTCATCAATGTCGTCAATATCTTTATCGAACATGTCATCAAAAGTTTGGAATATATTTAACGGAATACAAAATAATATATCAGCATCATACGCATCATTTAATGAGTTTATGAACATCGATGACCAAGAATAGCCTTGTTATTGCTGCCGATGTTTGTTTCTCCATTCCCTCGCCAACCTCACGGTTGTCTCATTCATTCGGAGAAGCCAAACGCAGCGCCAATTGACGAGGCTTGCGCCTCTTTTTTAATTCAATTATATTATTGAAACTATTAGGACAAAAAAGAGGCGCAAGCCTCGTCAATTGGCGTTCCCGGCGCTAACACATAGTGTTAGCCAAAAGCTATGCTTTTGGGAGACTAGACGACGTAAAATCGGAGATTTTAACAGACTCGCAGAGTTGGGTCTAGTCAGAGCGGAGAGGGAACAAGACCAAGGCTAAATGATATATATTTCTTCGTTTGGCCTGATTATAAATTTAAATTTATTTAATACATTATCAATGTATAATTTTGAGACTATATAATCTTTTTTAAGGGGGTTCATAATATCTGACACCAACAGATTAATATAATGATTCTTTGTCTTTTTTGTTATCATTAATTTATTATTTTTGCAATAATATGTTGGATTTTTTTCACATATTTTTAATATAGATGGAAATTTATTTATGTTGACGCTTGGCACTATTACAGATACTTTATCAACGAGTTTCTCAATGTATTTTTTAACGGTTGATTTATCGCCATCAAATATTTTTAAGTATAGTTGTCTGTCAAAATCATATTGTGTTTCATAAACTCCATATTTTATTATATTATCTAAATCTTTTGGATAATTTTTTAATACTTTGTCTATTGATACCCCTGATTTTAATTTATGTCTCAATGATTTATCTCGCACATTTTCCAATTGGTGAGAAATATGTAATCTAAATATTTTATAAAAGTAGACATCATACAACGTTTTTGGAACTTCTTTGTTCATGAATAAATCGCTCATAGTCTCGTCTGAGTCATCAGCGTTAATTTCTCCTTTGATTGCATGTGGAGTAACAGGTAATATGTATTGCTCAACATCAGCAAATTTTGCTGGTTTATTTTTAGTTGGTTTGAACCAATAAAATAATTTGTATTTATCTTCTACACCACAATAATATCCATTGCTCATGTACACTCTTTGGATTTCTGTAACATATTTTAACACATCGGTCACTGCTGAGTTCCATTTTGGATGTTTGAGTTCTATTGGAATTTTATCATTATATTGTAAATCAGAAGCAATTATTGGTAATGTTGTAACAGAACCGTTGTCTGATATATTAACAGCATAACAAAGTCCTGATGAATTTATATATTTTTTTACCACTTTATGTTTGTTTTTGTAATAACGGAGATCATATTTAACCTGTTGAACGCTGACCTTATAATTGTCAACCATTTGTCCAATCAACTGGATTATTTTATCATTCTTTGTAAATAATGTTTTTTCAATCATCATGTCTGAAAAATACTTTGTTGGGTTCACTTGGTATATTGGATATGTCGCGGATTGTACTTTTATCATAACACCAAATGTCAAATATTGTCTGAGTACATTTGGAGAAATTGAAATGCAAACGTTTCCGTCACAGTTATCATCAATAAACTTCAATATAGGTATATTCAAATATACTCGGCTTATTTCTTCATATAATCCGCACATTTCATTTTTATCCAATTTTCCTGGGCTCGGGTCTCTAATATAATACAATAATTCATTGTTGTTGAGAAAATATTTATAAATTCCGCCATTATATAACAATTGGAATTTGTTGGGATATGTCAATATTTCTGATATGAGTTTGTTCAATGCGTTCGATTCCGTTGTTTGTAATATGTTCGCCAACATTGTAAGAATGGGATTATGTTGTTTTATTCCAACAGCATACATCAAAGCCTTAGAACGACACCTGTCTTCCTCAAGCAATATATTTTCATAGATCAATAATCCCAAACTAGTGCTTGGCAAAAACATAACTCGTCCTGGTAATATATGTTCTCGATAGGATATTGTATATCGTTTTTGATAATTTTCAGTGATTTTATCTACTGATTTATCAAAATATTTGTGCTCAAGCAGACATGTCTTGTATTCTTTAAACTTATTTGTTTTAATTGCCGAATTTTTAGCACAACAAGGCATACAGTAACCTTCTGGATGTTTTTCAGTGACAAATCTTAAATATGGATATTTTTTATTACAACCATACCATTGTTCGGTATCTTCTGTAACATTATAAAACTTGATGATTTTCCCTTCTTCTTGTAATTTTTTAAGTTTGACAGCAGATTCATTCGATGGGTCAAATATATGGGGTTGTTTGTCGCCCTGACATAATCTAGAATATGGAGTACCCGTTTTATATATGCTGCTGTATGAAAATAGCTGAGGATCAACATCTTTTAATCTACGCAAATCCATAGTTGTTTTAGAGAGGGTTTCTTTATTTTTGATAATACGGTAAATAATAGACGCCAAGAACTTGACTATTATAATATGCTCTTCTTCACTGACATTAGATAAGTTAAATTTTATAGCTCCATATTCGAATGTAACTGATAAAAGCGCTTTATTTTTTACGATTGAACAATATATTTCTTTTAATGCGTCATTGCTCAAATATAAAAACTCATTCTCTGTTATATTTGTATTTTGAAACATCCTTCCCAAATCGTAATCAACTATTGACTTTTTGAACCGGTAATAATATGTTTTGGATGTATTTTCTTTGTTTTTGTTAGTGTCCATGATTCGAGTATTTATATACTCGTTTATTATCTTGGTTATTAATTTCATTGAAACATTGTCCAAATTTTGGGTATAATTAATATTAACGCTGACATCATAAAACGTCGTAGTTTTATTGGTTGGCAAAAATAACTTTCCAAATTTTATTGCACTACTTTTGTTTATAATTTTGATTAAATCAGATATTGTGTTTGATATATATTTAATTATTTTAGAGAACGTCATTTTATTCTCATATCGCCATTTTGTGTATAATGTGTAGTTCCCTGATGAACTAATCACCACTTGATAATTTATATTACCATTTCTGACATTTATGACAATATTATTGTTATTGATGTAGAAATTTTCCAAATTAATGTTTACACAACCAATTGTTATTTTTTTTATAATTTCTATAGTTTTAAATTTGGTTGATGTGTTAACTTTGGCAGTGTTGTACTCCGGTGTTAATTCTAATATATTAAATAACTCTAACGTATCAATAACGCATTTAATCGGCGAGGTCACCTTCATTATTGATTTTGTAATGAACGATTTCAATTCATTGTGATATTTTTTAATTTGAGAATCATGTGAATTTACATCTGATATCAATTGGTCGGGTTTATCTACATTTTCTATTAAATCTGGAAATGTTGAAGTTATTTTGCCAGGCTCGTCATCCAGCATAAATTGAAACATTTCCAACGATATTACTGGAAATAATGGCATAATAAAACTATAATATACTATATTTTTTAATACAACATCTTCATTTAAATTTTCTTTTGTGTTTGACAGGAAATAATCAAGATCAACTAATTTGAATTTTCCGCTAATATCTAAATCTTGTAGCCGCTTATTATCAATTTTAATTCTGATATTATCTTTGTATTCGAAAACTTGTTTGTATAATATTGGTATTGATCCTACCATCGCAATATTATCTGAAGGACTAAATGCTTCATCAATATTTATTGGAATTATAGTATTATCCCGATAAACTAGATATTGAAGCACACTACCATCTAAACTTAAATGTTGTCGATGATATGGAATTCCAGTTATCTTTTCTAATTTATATTTCAAATCCTTTATAGTATCTATTCCGTACACATATATCTTATTGGCGTTTGATTGAAATTTTGTATTAGAAATAACTGAAACAGTTACAGGAGTTACTGATATTAGTTCTTTTTTTTCGTCAATGTCTTTTATTTCTTTTAATGAAAAATCAAATGTTTCTTCTCCACCTCGTTTTTCTCTGTTACCAAATTTAATTAATGTGTCACTTGTTTTTGTCACAACTTGAACGTCAATAGAAATTGTTTTAAACATATTGTTTTGTGAAAAACTGAATTTGTTGTTTTGTGAAAAACTGAATTTGTAAATCACAAGGTTTGTTAATATTATAACACTGTAATTATATACTTGTGCGTAATATAAAATGTTTGAGATATTAATATGCGTTATTATTGCCCTTCTTTTCTTGGTTGTGTTAAGATTGATGATTTATGAACCAGTGAGATCAAGTCTCGACGGAAGAAATTATAATACTGTAAGAATGTTTGAAGATAAAAGTCAGAGGGAAGCTGCCAATCTGTTGGCTAGGATCAATTTATTTAATCAACAATTCATACAATTTTTAAGAAAGAAATATGTTCACGGTGGTTGCGAAGCAATGTCCGAAATGAGAGGAGAAGGTGGGTTAAATTCAAGAGATCGTCACATGAAAAAAGTTGTGTGCCGAATATTGAAACGTTATAATCCAAAAACTCTCAGTGAGAATTTTTCAATGTATAATAATGATACTGCATATACGCTCGGAAAAGGAAAGCAAATCAAGTTTTGTTTGCGTTCTAAAAAAAATAAAAAACTACACGACTTTAACACAATGAAATTTGTCAGTGTACATGAAGTAGCTCACTTAGGAACCAAAAAATACAAACATCCTCAAGAATTTTGGGATAACTTTAGAGAATTAATCAAAGACGCTGTTGAATCGGGACTGTACCGTCCGGTAGATTACAGTTTGTATCCGCGCGAATATTGTGGATTAAATTTACAACATAATCCTTATTACGAATAATTTGTCTTGCGACTCTACAAAATCTCCGATTTTGACTAACTCGCAGAGTTAGCATCTGAGTTGGTCTACGACCAACGTCAGACGTCGCGCCAATTGATGCGAAATCCTTCGGATTTAGCTAAATACATTCGAAGATACATTGAAAACATTGCATATTTTTTTTATATATTGTTTGTTGAATTTGTGTTTGAAAAAAAATATGCAATGTTTTCAATATATCTTCGAATGTATTTAGCTAAATCCGAAGGATTTCGCATCAATTGGCGCGACGTCTGACGTTGGTCGTAGACCAACTCAGATGCTAACTCTGCGAGTTAGTCAAAATCGGAGATTTTGTAGAGTCGCAAGACAAGTGAACGTTGTAAATAACGGGAAATGATCTGATGGAATATTGATTTTCGTGTAATCACTGATGAGTTTGATGAATTCGTCTCTGTTAGTTGGTATGTCAACAGCTATGGTTACTTTGTCGAATTCTAAGTTACTGAAAATATGATCGAGCGTTCCTCCTAATGGCCAAATATCACATATATTTTTTACTTTTATAGCTAATTTTTCAAAAGCCGCAAATCTTTCTTCATTGTTTTTAAATTTTGATTGTTCAAAATTATCGAAATCTTCTTTGAGCACTTCGTAATTCATTGGTCGCATTAAATCCCAATACATACATCCAAACGTATCTTTGGTAACTTCGCCCTTTGCAGAATATATTGTTTCAGTACAACAAGTTATTTCTTTATTTTCAGTTAATATTTCAATCCCAGACGTTTCTTTTTTAATTTTGAATGAATTAAAATCACCTGCCAATATATACTTGCATTTTAACTCAGAAATATAATTGTTAACACATTCAATATTGTTTCCATTTTGTGTATTCTGAAATACATGGATGAACATTGCAAATTTTAATGTAGTTTCCGGTTTTTTTAACACGAATTCCTGTAACAGACATTGTCCTTAACCATAATGATCCAAAACATTCCTCTTTTCTGGCATTGACTACATCTTTGAATTTTTCGTCTTTCCAATTAGTGTCATTGTCTTTATGAATATAAGGGTTTCCGGACTTAGTAAACCATACAGTTTCAGTGTTCTCAATACATGCAACAGTTTTCTTAATTCCAGTTATATATGTAAAACTTCCATCAGAAAACGGGTAATATTTAGCAATATTAAGATAATATTGATCTTCAAACGCACACTTGAATAATTTTGTTAAATTAAATCCTCCAATATTTTCGGTGGATTCCTGTAAACAAAATATATCTGGATTTTTTGAGCTAATCGTGTCAATGATCTTTTGAATACGCTTATCAGCTTTAAATTTAGAAAACATTGTTTTGAAATGTTCGGATCCTGGACCTCTTTCCATTAACGCACCGCTATCTGTATTCCAACTTAAAAATGTTAATTTTGCCATATTTACTGTTTTTTTTATTTACTGTTTTTGTTTTTTTATTCACTGTTTTTTATTTACTGTTTTTGTTTAATCAGTTGGATTATTCAATTTTCATTGTTTAGATAAAATTGAATATCAACACAACAATACCGACAAAGCTAAAGATGTTTCAAAAAATTCATTTGATAAATTAACCAAATACATTTGAATATATCAGATATATGTTATTTTGTTTTATCTTTAGATTTGTCATCTTTGCTGTTATCTTTAGATTTGTCATCTTTGCTGTTATCTTTAGATTTGTCATCTTTGCTGTTATCATTGTCATCTTTGCTGTTATCTTTAATATTATCAGCTATTTTGGATAAATCTCCCATCATATCTCTGATCCATTTAGTATCCATATTTGTATAAACTATTTGTATAAACTATTTGTATAAACTATTTGTATAAACTATTTGTATAAACTATTTGTATAAACTATTTGTATAAACTATTTGTATTAAATTGGTTAGATTATTCAATTTTTATCGAAACAATGAAAATTGAATATCAACACAACAATACCGACAAAGCTAAAGATGTCTCAAAAAAAATCCCCAAAAAAATCATTTGATGAATTTACCAATTTGTGTCAAAAAGGAAACTTTAAAAAAGTATCAGAATATTATGACGAAAAAGAAGAAGTAGACTTTGATCAATTTGATAGTGATAATATAACCGCTTTGATTGCAGCTTGTTACAGTAATAACTTAAAAACTGTTGAATATATAGTTGAACATGGAGGCGATGTTAACTTGCGTGCTAAGAATTGTATGCAATTTACTCCATTGATGATAGCTTGTTCAAAAGAAAATGCAGATATTGTTGAATATCTTATTAACCACGAAGCTAATAAATCATTGACAGATGGTAGTGGAAATGATGCATTGTATTATACAAAATATAACGCACATAAAACAGATGATTGTTTATCAAAAATGTGGTCATTGTTAATTGATATGCCAAAAGATAAAAAATCGATGTATTTATGATTTAATCATAAAGAAATATTTTTATTATTTTGCCTGATTTTTTGGCTAGATCGATGCTGTTTTTAGTTCCTTTAGATTTTCCGTCCCAAAACGCCATTAATACTTCACAATCTTTTATTATCAATTTATTTCTTATAGGTCCGGCAAGGCGCCCATGAGTATCCCACTTTGCGTGATGTATCTTTATATCTATTTTATTTTCTTTTGCATTCGAGAAGTACGATTACATGTAATCGACTTCCGAGCTAACCTGTCGGCTCCCTTCGCTCCTCCAGATATTATTTTTGATATTATTTTTTTGTGTGGTTTTAATTTTTCACACATAAATTTGTAATCATCAAATGTTCTTGTTCCAACTATTGCCACATACATATTTATAATGTTTTCTTCTTATATATCAAATTCAAATTATAATTATCAAAAATAACCGCGCAATGCCCAGTTATCGATTTATCTAGAGTTCCGTTCTAAATCCAAATGATTTAGACGCATGATTTTTTGTGATATATGTTGGATAATTCGGATCATAAAACACGCGAATATCATCATTCTTTTGTGAACGGAAATGATGATCGAACTAGAAATCATAAAATTATTTCATTTACACTTTATCCAGGAGTTTATCAACCCAGCGGATGGCCTGATTTAAATAGAGCAAAACCATTCTACGATAAATTTTTAACGTACAAATGTTCATTTTGTTCTAAAACCAATCACAACAGTGATAATATTGACCAAAATGGATTTTATATTGTGCCAGATTGTGATTGTATAAAAATAATAACAGACATAATTATTAAATCAATTGGACGACTGGTGCATGGTATCATTTTAGAATACTGTGGACGATGAATGAAATTTGAAAATAAAATAGATAATAATATAACATTATGAGCAAATCTAATCTCTCATTTGATATCGGAGACAACAGTATCTATGGAGATATATTTTGTGATATTTATTGCGATGAACATGCGTCAGAATGCAAGTGTACAAACACAGTCAAGCAAAAAATTGCCGATATTACGGGATCAAATAAAGAATCATTTGTCGTGACCCTTATATTGGAATATTGTGATTTAGTTTATGTTAAAAAAAATATGATGCAATGAACAATATTTATGGACTTGCGAAATATTCAATACATTTTTTTGAGTTATTGGTTACAGCTATAAGTTTAAAGTAATCGTAACATTCTTCCCTTGTATGATTTCCGTCGTCTATAACTTCATCTAAATTTCTTTTACAATATCCGACATTATCTTTTCTTATTGCTGTTATCAACATCATCAATGAATAATCACAAACTCCAAATAATAATTCATTGAATAAGTTTGTGCAAATTATATTTTTTTCTATGATTTTTAATAATTTATCATCAGCAAACATGTCCATGTATTTTGGTATTGGGCTCCAAGCATAATTATCTTTACCATTATATCCTCCAATATCAATTCGGTATGTAATATTATGATTTTTCACTATATATTTTAAAGCTGCGTATTCTCTATTATTTATCATATAATCGATAATTTTAAGTTTTTTAATTTCTTTTGTTGTAAGTTTTTCGTAATTTTTCGTTGATATTAATTCGACATATTTAGACTTCATAGAGTTGCCGAAATTATATTTTTCTTCGTCAAGTTTTTCGTTTTGGGTTGATTTGGACATATTTACTGATATATGCATATATTTATATATGTGTCACCTTATTCAAATTTTATTTTAAAATCTTGTGAAGCTTGTTTGTAACTATGAATAAACTGCTTGGATTATATTACAGCAAAACAGCAATACTTGGTTTATCTGGTATTGGAAGCATACCAATTCATTATCATATTGTTACAGAAGATGATCAAAACCTAATTACTTCCATCAAATTTGGAATAAAACGAGGGACTATATTAATGACTCCAATTCTGTCAGAATACATATTATATAATGAATACAAGCAAATATTGACTCAACAAAAAAATATTCCTAAAACTAAAATAGCCTCATTATTAAATAAATTTAAAGAGAATCATTATGACATTAGCGAACATAAAATTTAAATGAAATTATAACACTGTGGTTGATAGAATGTTATTTTGCGGTAAAATTGAATACCGTTAACTTGGCGTTGAATCAAATATACACATGATTAAGGTAATTTAAAAATTGAATTTACTGTGCAATATAACAATGACGATGATTAAGGTAATTTAAAAATTGAATTTAAAACAATAAAATAAATAGCGAAGGAACTGATCTAATCATGGGTAATGGATGGGAAACAGGAAATAGTATATGTGGCGATTGAATAACTCATGGAATAATATAACATTGGAAACGGGGGTTCAACCATATATTTTTTGTGATCTTGTGGTTATTGTTCACAGCAGAACTGGGAACTCCCGATAATGTAAAATTGAATAATATTAATATTTAAACCGAAAATGGACGTGAATATAATATTTTGTTTGATTATTTTGTATGTTTTGTATAGAATCGTTGATAACATAATTTCACGATTGTGTAGCACATGTGGATCACAATATTCTGGATATAAACAAATAGGCAGCGGTGCATTCGGCAAAGTTTATAAGGCACGTGGACGGAACGGTGAATTTGTTGCGATTAAAATATTGGACAATATAACAACCATCAGAAGTGAAATAGATATATTGAAACTTTTAAAAAATCAATATATTATTGGGTTTAAAGGTTATGGTAACGACAGGATCATCATGGAATATTTTGAAGGACAAACATTGACCAAATATCTTGCAAAAAAAGGTAAAATAGAAGGTGAACAATTGCTCGAGATATTGCGTCAAATTTTGGAAGGAATAACTTATTTACACAGTATGGATGTGATACATCGTGACATAAAACCAGATAATATTATGATCAAAATAAATAAAGCGGGAGTTCAAATAAAATTAATTGATATGGGATTGTCTGATAAATTGAACAAGACAATGTCAGTGAGAAAATTAGCTATGGGGACTCCATTTTACTCGGCACCAGAATTAATAGATGGTGAGATCAATTACAGTTATAAAATAGACATTTGGGCGTTTGGCATAATTGCAATACAATTAATTACTGGACATGTTCCAAATGAAGGTGGGCAATTAATTACTGTAATACGTAATATTATGAATAACGAATCCCCTCATTTGCCTTATAACGGAAATTATCACCCCAGCTTACACAAATTTATTGCCGCGAGTTTGGAAAAAAAACCAGATCGCCGAGCTTCTGGCAAACAATTACTGAAATTATTAAAGAAAGTTGTGTTGCAATAGAGGAATTTTTTTGGTTGCATAAAAATTGAAAATTAATTTCAATTATAACTCAATTATAACTCAATTATAACTCAATTATAACTCAATTATAACTCAATTATAACTCAATTATAACTCAATTATAACTCAATTACAAATCAAGATGAATTCAATGAATGAAATGAACAATTGTTACATAGAATATAACAAATTGATGGAACAACTTGAAACATGTAGAACAAAAAAGGCATATTATAAATATTCATGCTTAGAATCTGAGGTTGATTCAGTATTTTTGAAAAATAGAATTGATGAATTATACGGAACTATTGATAAATTGCACGGAAATATCTATGAATTAAAAAATAAACATGTGGTAAAATGTATAATTACAGATGTTGTTGCATCATATGACAAAGTATCTCCGACGCAATTTCAATATATTGAAGAGGATGATAATATCAAAATTAATAATGAAGAGCACAGTTATGAAGAGTTTAGAAATAAAATAATATTTGATGAGACCAAAAGATATTCTGTCAAATGTTACAAATATGATTATTTAAATGGGAAGGTTAATATTTCGTTAAATGAAAAAACTATTGGACCAAATGTAAAACTAACATTTAATAATGGAGATACTGACACTGTTTCTAGCGGAGAATGCAAAAATGTTATAGTAGAAGTTGCAAAATCAAAAATAGAAGATGAGGAACTGAATGAATTAGCAGAAAAAACTTTTGAAAATATTAAACATAAAAAGAGAATCAGAATATCAAATTATAACAGAGAATGTAAAAAGATGAAATTTGTGGATGATAATGGCAAAATTACTTTAGAATATGGTTGTCCTGGTAAAAAAGGTAAAATCAAAATTAAGGGGTTTTGGACTACTTTAAAAAAAATTTAGATTATTTTTTACGTTCATTGTGTTTGATTATATAATTTAGTTTATCAATAGATCGTAAAAACAACATCCAATAGACCAAACAATCATAAACATAAACATAAAAGTCATTAAATAACACGGCACAAAATACGCAAATACTGCCCAGGGTGTAAAATCCAGTGTTGCTACAATGTCCTTGTCCTCTTTGCCCTCTGATGATCCACTTCTTGGATATTTTTTGAATAAAGGAACCAATGATTTATTATTAAGTTCAGCTTCTTTCATCGGTGTCCAACTAGATTCTGGTCGTATAACCATATTTGGAAGAGCTCCATAATCCAACAATAATTTATTAATTTTTTTGCTTCTTGAATAAGCAGTGGCCGCCAATGGAGTGTTTCCTGCATGTCCTCTTCCATTTGGATCAGCTCCATTGTTCAACAGTAATTTTAATATATTATAATCAGAATAATAACAAACATGATTAAATATTGGTCTCCATATGCTTCCGAATGCGCCCGGAATATATTCTACATCTCCACAAAATCTTAAATTTGGGTTTGCACCGATTTTTAACAAATATTCAACCAATGGTGTGTCATTTTTTAAACATGCTATCGACAATGGATATTTTTGATTATAAAGTAAATTAACAGTTTTTGACTTTTTATATATTTCTTTAACTTTTTTAATATCACCATGTTCACATGCATTGCACATTTCCTTTGCGTAATTTGACATTTTAATTTATAAATAATTCAATTTTTAAAAAAACATTATTCATATCAAACAAGAGGTGTTTATATATGGTTTAATTTTTAAAATACTAGAACATTTTCGGCTACGAACGCAGTTCCATCTGTGGTTTTGACATCGTAAAATTTCGGCAATATTTTACTATTGTAATCTGTTTCGAATTTCTTTTCCCATGATCTTTTATTTTTTACAGTTCCATTTTTGTTCTTTTTATCAAAGGTTATTATTTTGCCTTCTTCAGAATATTTCAGATTTTCACATGTGTAAATATGAGACCATGATCCAGTTTCTGTTGTGTAAAATGATTTATTTTTTTTGGACGAATAAATAGTAACCGCGTAGCTTGGTTTTCGTATATATACAGTATTTCTAAATGTACTTGGTAGCCTCTGTGACATAATTAATGTTGAAGGTTGGTTTTTGACTTTGGCAATTATTGACGTTATTCCAAATGCAAGATTGAGAGAAATGGTAGCTATACTTATTTTTTTACCTTGATGTGTACATCCATCTGCTGCTATATATCCGTCTAAAAAGTGTTTTAACATTTCTACTGGTGCATTTTGAACCCATTGAGGAATACGTTTATTTAATGTACCTCGCCCAAAATGTTTTAATAACCACCATATCGGTTGAGAACTGCATACATATGTATCACATTTCTCATCTTCTCTTGATTTGGATTTTTTAGTTGTTCTCTTTTTTAATTTTGGTAAAACTTTGCATAATTTAGGATAAATAATATCCTTTTCACTGTGACTGATTGCAAAATAAATTTCATACCTATAATGACCGTCTTTTCTCTTTTTATGTTGAATTCATCCATCACCAATAAAGAATCCCATTAAGAACCATATACTATCTATATTCACATTAAATTCTTTGAGTTTTTTAAATCCATTGATATATTGAATCCTTGGAATTTTATTTGCATTGTTCAGTATCATTGAAACGTAATCGTTTTCTGTTATTTCGCTTGATTTTTTATTAATAATAACAGCTTTATTTTCAGGGCTTGAGACAAGAAATAATTGATTTTCGTCACAGACTATTGGATAAGGTTTATATCTTGCACGTATCAAATAAATATTATTTTTATTTGTTTTTTCTTTTTCCTCTGCGATTATTACATCAACAAATTTATTATTTTCGTTCAATACTTGAAACTTCTCTCCATTGTGTTCTACTATATCTGATATGGAAATATATCCTTTATTGGTTAATAATAATGTTTTTTCATGTAACATGATTTTTACGATGATTTTATGATTTTTAGTTATAATATGTGGTCCGTTTCAATTTTTATTTAACTTTCGTATTATTAATTTATTTTTTGTCTCTACCTACATATAACAACAGAAGTTATTGAAAATTTTTAAAGAACATCAAATAACCATCAAAACTAGTTAAAAAATGAGTACGGGTGCGATTGAAAACTATAGATAGTCGCCAACAAGAGGATATGAAATTGCGAAATTTCTAACGTAAAGTTATTCATGAATCGAGAGTAAATTATAAATAATTTACCTCTACAACATGAAGTATTGCTACCTCTTAGTGTATATTTTAGAACTGAAATGATAACAGATAATATAATTTTCTAAAATATATGCAACATCTATGAAAACTGTCAAAACTCATCGCGGAGGTGGGCAAGACAGTGAGTCAACGGAGAAATACTTAGTGTTTCGGAATTACTATGTGATTCAAGAAGAAATTCTTTCCAATGTTGATTCCAAACGACTTCATCGTGGATGGGTGAACTAAGTTTCTAAAAATACTGGGTATTTTTAGAGATAGGTTTGCTTAATGTAAAGTCTCGTCCTATATAAATACAGAATAATTATATGTAATTGTTCCAAATGAGTATAGGGTGCTTAAGTGATCGATAAATGAACTAAACAAAATAGTTCTTTCGGGAAGCTTAGGACAGAAAAATTGTTGTGGAAAAACAATTTTGAAAGATTAACGATTTATGCTGATCACAAATGACGGTAAACAAGACCGCATGCTTCATGCAACCGATTTATTGAATTCTCGGATAGAAAAAATAAAAGCAGTTCGTGCGAAAAGAGGAGAGGATCCAACTCCAACATTAGCTGATATTGAAACCACACATATCTTGTTTATGAATGCGCACTTTAAACCGTATGCAGCAATTGGTTTAGAATATAATAAAGTTATCAGTAAATCTGGTACGTCACACAATTACGGATCTACAGTAGAATTTAGTATTCCACAATTCGGAGATTTCTTCGGTGACCCAGTGGTAAGATGTGTTTTAACAAATCCACAATTAGTAACCCCTACCGTAACAGATTTAATAGAAGCAGTAACAACCGCTAGTTCTTTAGTTAGTTCCGAAGATGGTGTGCAAGATGAAGCATGGACTCCAGCAGTAGGTACAGTACAAGGTAGATTAAGACAATGTCTTGACCAACCAACATTCAGATATTGTGATTTCCCGGGCGAACGTTTATTTAAAAAAGTTAGATTTACAGTAAATGGTAATCCATTGGACCAATATCAATCAGATGATGTTATTATGTACAGAAAATATCATGTGCCATCAAATAAAAGAGATGGTTGGTTCAGATTAATGGGACAACAATTACCAAGAGAAGCACGTATAGATAATAGTGGTTGTGGTTTTGATATTACAGCATATAACGCAGCAGTTTCCGCAGGTACTGAAGCAGCATATTTATCTGGAATTGCACAACAATGGCAATACAAAGACAGTGTTTGTGATGGTTTACAAACAGCAAAATTTTCACATGGAACTCATACTGAATTAATGATCCCAATCTTATTTTGGTTTAGAGACCCAAGATTAATGATCCCGTCAGTTGCTATTCCATACGGACAAAGATTTATCTCAATTGATTTAGAAGAATCAAATAACATGTTTGACTTAACAGATGGTTTGACATGGTTAGAAAATTGCGACACAACATTAGCATGTTCCGAACAAAAATTTCTTTTCACAGAAGTTGCAGGTGCATTTGATTCTACTGTTACTGCACAAGTTAAAACAATGGAATTATACTTGGGTAATGTTTTCGTAAACCCTGAAATTCACGATATTTTCATCAAACGTATCGGATTCAGTTTAATTAGAGTACACAGACAACAGAGAAACTCTATCACCGAAAGTTCAATAGAAATTTTATTACAACAATTAAAATGGCCTATTGAATTTATGGAAATTGGTTTAAGACCAACAATCAATAATGCTAAGGTGGCACAAGGATTTGTAGACAGATTTTACAGATTAAGAAATTGGCATAAGTTTAATTTGGTCGAAACTATCCACAGAACATGTAAAGCTCCATCAGCTATTCCTGATTTTGCAACACAAAATACAGTTTATTACGGAAGAAATTCATCCGGTGTATTGAACGGTACATTGATTTTAGGGGTAACACAAGGTGCACAAGAAGCGGGTGCATTCTGGGACGCAGCAGAAACATGTGGAGGTGATGGACACG